ACTTCACGTCAGATTATGATATTTTCAAGTACAATGGCAAAGTAAAAAATACAGAACACTCTAGGTTTGAAGTTAGAAGAGACAAGATGTTCTTTCATAAGTTATCTAAGTTGAAGAACCCAGATGACTTTATGTTAGCTAATATGTTGCAGAACATTAACTTCTGGCCTGGTGATATAAACAATATGGAGACTCATGCTGTCTATGCTAACTGGCAAAAGAGACAACAGAGTATGTCATATATGTTCAAACAAGACCTCATGAAGTTGAAAGAATCATATGATGAGAATATTTTAACTAAGGGTGATACACATCCTTATCTTATGAGGTTAGTTATTAGAGAAGATGTTGGTGTCGAGACTATGATAGTCATGAATGAACTAACACCCTTCTTTGATTACTGGACCAAAAAACTTGGTCTGGATATGGTCTGGCAAGACCTATACAAGAAAGCTGAGAAATATAAGCCTTTCTTTATAAATACTGTTGACTTATCTAAGTATAAGTCGTATATTATGGAACGCTTTGAATAAAACGTATACATCGCATATATCGCACATAAGGAGAAACATATGTCGCTTGCACAATGGAAGAAGAAGAACTCTACGTCTAATATAGATAAATTGACTGAAGAGTTAAGTAAACTCACTGATAAAGGTCCACGTCGTGATGACGATGGGTTCTGGAAACCTGAAGTAGATAAGTCTGGTAATGGCTCTGCTATTATTAGATTCTTACCATCTCCAGATTCAGATGTACCTTTTGTACGTATCTGGGATCATGGATTCCAAGGTCCTGGTGGATGGTTCATTGAGAAATCACTAACCACTATCAATCAAGCCTGTCCTATTTCTGAGTATAACTCTATGCTGTGGAACTCTGGTACAGAAGCTGATAAGACGTTTGTTCGTACTAAGACTAAACGTCGACTATCCTTTATCTCTAATATAGTTGTGATTAAGGATCCTTCACGACCTGAGAATGAAGGGCAAGTATTCTTGTATAAGTTTGGCAAGAAAATCTTTGATAAGATCAATGATGCTGCTATGCCTGAGTTTGATGATGAGGAAAAGGTTGATGCATTCTCTCTTGGAGAAGGTGCTAACTTTAGACTCAAGATTCGTAATGTAGAAGGATATCGTAACTATGATAAGTCTGAGTTTGACTCACCTTCTGAGATTCCAGAAGACGACTTAGAAGGTATCTACAATCAATTGAAGCCTTTACAGGAACTTGTAGATCCTAAGAACTTTAAGTCTTACGATGAACTTAAAACAAAGCTCTATAGAGTTCTTGCTTTAGGTGGCGGTGAGACTGCTAATACAATAACTGCTGATGAATTGTCTGAAGTTAAACAGGCTCCTGCACCAGCAGCAGCACCATCACAACCAGCTGCTGCGTCAGCTCCATGGGATGAACAATCCAATGATGATGACGACGATGGTCTATCTTTCTTTAAGAAGCTGGCAGACGAATAGTCAACTAAATGGTATGGGGCTTATAGTCCCATACCATAGGCTATCTTAGCGCCTATCTTAGGCATATCCCCATCAGACTTAACAACAACTACTTGGCTTGATCCGCCACCACCTTCACCAGAAATATTATTCTGCGTATCGCCTTCTTTGTTGATTGTAATGTTGTTAGTACCACTAGCTGCTGCTTGTTGTCTTGCAGCTTGGTTAACCATTGCAGCCTTTTGAGATGTAGCAGCTGCTGCTATTCTTTGAGCTTGTGCATCTGGACCAGGAGCTGATACAGATGGTGTGTTTAATGCTTCGCTAGCTTCAGGACTCATCGTAGCGCTCATTGGACCAGGTTTAGCTTGGCCAGGTCCACCAGCACTTCTTGGTGATGATGTACCTGGAGCACCAGCTCTACCAGGCGTTCCGGCTGCACCAGCACCAGCTGTACCAGCTGTACCAGGCGTTGCGGTTGCACCAGCACCAGCAGCATAACCTCCACCAGGAGATGGCTTAGCGCCTTCCATTGGTGCTGACATAGCATCAACTCCTGGAGCTCCAGCCATCGGTTTACTACCTGGAGATCCAGGAGCACTCTTAGTTGCTGCAGCTTTTGCTTTCTTACCATCATCACTTTCCATGAAACCACTTAATGCTGCTAAGATACCATTCTTATCAACTGGTTTTCCATCAAATAAGAAGTCAGCAACTTGTGGACCAATAAGACCTCTGCCAACGGCATCGCCAGCAACATAAGCTGCAGCACCACCTATCAATCCACCAAAAAATGTTCCAACAATTGGAATAACTGATAGAACCGCTGCACCTATTATTGCTCCAAAAATAGCTGCAACAGTTCCAGTTACAAGACCTGAAATGATATTAGTTATTTCTTGTCTTTTTTGTTCATCAGTCTTTTTAGGATCTTGAAGTACCTCTGCACTCTCAATTGCTGCAAAGACAGGACCCAATATTGCTCCTATAACTGGTATGGCTTTTGTGATTGCTTTCAATGCTTTTACTTTAGATAACATCTTAACTATCATTTGGCTTTGTTTTGCTACTTGTTTAATAGCAGAAGGCTTTGACATAGGTGTAGATGATGGGCGCGCTTGGCCAGGTCCACCACCCCCACTAGCAGGCACTTTAGCTTTTGGTAGATCCACTTTTTGGGTTGGAGCCGGTTTGGTTGTTGAGGCAGTAGCTTGCGCTAGTTTTGTATTGGTAGCTTGTGTTTTTGTTGCTTTATCAATGTAACCACCACCTTTAGCCTTTTCTAATCCAGCTTTAGATAGTTGTCTGTTTGATAATTTTTTTGTGTCATCTATCAGCTGGGATCTTGTTTGTGGTTTAGCTGCTTTCTTTGCTTTTGCATCATCTAGATCTGCTTGAGCCTTTGCTTTTGCATCATCCAGTTCTAATGATAAACCACCTACCTTTGTCTTTAAGCTATCTACCTCAGCCAGAGCAGATTTCAATAAACCTTTTGTAGAGGTCTTTAGCCTTCTCAATGTAGTTGCAACACCAATTGCTGCACCAGATACAAGACTTGTTATATTTTCATCTATAAATTCTGAAGCTGCATTTTTAAATGCATCAATCTCTTTTTGAAATGCATCTTTTAGACCACCTAAGAATCCTTTGAGGAAGTCTGCAATCTCATCGGTAAATGATAGAGCCAAAGCTGCTAGTGCACCATAGTCTAATAATTTATTTCCTGTTGTTATTGGTAAGTTTGGAGCTTTGGCAGCCAGACCACCTAAACCACCAGCACCCTTTGGTTTGTCACCAGCTCTTTCTTTAAGACCTTCTCTTGCTGCTTCTGCTGAAGTTGTACCTGCTTTCTCGCGAGCAGTTAAATCCTTTGGGCCAGAAGGCATAGGTTTAGCACGTTCACGATCACCAAGTTTATTGCTTAAGACTGCTGTTTGTTGAAAAACAGCTCTTTTGACATCTCCAAGGGTATCATTTACTTCAGCAAGAGTTGACATTACTTCTTACTCATATATGCTGTCATACCCATATAAGCACCGACCACACCGGCCATACCAATATAGAATAATGCAGACAAGTCTCCAAGTAATTTAAGTCTAGTCTCTGGAATGAATCCAGGAATCATTGCAAGTACTGTAAAGATGATCATTGCTGCCATAGCAATCCATGCCATGCGTCTTTGAGCATCCGCTTTCTCTTCTTGCATCTCTATTTCTTCAATTTTAGCTATAGCAGCCATTTCCTCATCTGTCACAATGCCATCTCCATCTAGATCATACTTATTGTATTCTGAATTTGTTTGTAACTTTTTCTGTACTTTCTTAGCCATGTTATTCTTCTTTCTGTGACTCTAAGTATTCTAATAACATATCAACATACAAATCACGTTCAAAGGGATAACAATTCTCTAGTTCCTTTATACTGTATTTATGGTGCTGAACCATACTGAACAAAGTCTGGTAGTAATTAGCCAGATTAGTATGGGACAGCACTATTAGAAAAAATCATTTAGACCTTTCAATACAGTCTTCTTATTCTTGTTCTTACCATTCAATTTTATCTTGTATGGTACTTCCATTGATACAGCTGGTAGTCCTTTTAGAAAATCTTGTATCTGTTGAAAGGTATCAGCTGGTAGTGAGTTAATAAATTCAATTTGTTCTTCTTCTGAGAAGTCTTTTAGTTCATAAACTTCTTCACCTTCGTAAATTTTAGTGATAACTCTAGTGACCATATCAATAGAGTCGCTCATTTGATCATTATCATCTAAAACTAAGAGATCAGTAAATGAAGGTGGTCTTAGCTCTAACTTTATTTCTTCACTAACTTCAACTACATTATCTGGTATTTCTCCTTCACATACTACCTTATCAAGATCAACTTCTACTTCTTGATAGTCTTCTAAATCTGTATCCCAAATTTGTAACTTTGCAAGAGTAGATACACTATTAGCTCTGAGTTTGAGAAATATATACTCAATATCAAAGCTGGACAGCTTATCAATGTTACTATAATCAACAACACAATTGCTAATGACCTGTAACATTGCCTTGATAAACTCATCTGGTTGTCCTGTTTGTTGTGCAACCAAAAGTATCTTTTCTTCTTTGACCAAGAATGGTCTGTATCTAATTTCTTCTTTCGTCGACGGTATTGTCAATCCAAAAGTAGGGTGTTGAATAATCGGTAACCCCATAGTGTATCCTCCATATTAAAATAACTTGAACGTGCTGTTCACAGCTCCTAATGCTAGTCCAACTCGAGAAGCATTACTCAAGTTTGGATTCAGTAGATCGTTGATTCCAAATCCTTGAAACCTACTATTGTTTAATCTTGATACTACTCCTAAACCATTCTTTAAAAGTCCTAAGAAACCTCTACCACTACCCGGTACTGCTGTCTCAATAGTGTTTAGTGTAT